TCCTCTTACGAATTATTAAGCAGAATACTAGTAATAAGAATGTTAGCAATTAGGTGCCTCATCTAGATTAATGTTAATATTAATCTTATCTCCTTTACTAGTTATATCAGTTTCCTGGCGTTCTATATAGCCTCTACTCTTAGCTCTAGTCTTTAAGTAGAATAGTATAGCTACTACATTACCATCTCCTATTAACTTCTGTAGCTGGCTCTCAGCATCATCTATTAAGGCCTCAGTAATATCTAGTACTACTCCCTTAAAATCCTCATGCTTTTCCATCCAGTTATAATAGGTACGCCTATTAATATTCATAGCCCTACATGCTCCCGCTACATTACCAGCCTGCTTAGTTAGTATCTCTATAAATCTATCTCTATCTTTGTCAGTATATGCCATCTCTTTTTATATATGTATAATTAGTTTGTTTTATATAAATATAAACTCTATGCTATTTAGTTAATTACATCTTTATAACTAGGCCATATTACTACTATATTATCACTCATAATTTATGCTTATATTAATCTTTGTCTTTTAAAGTGCTTAATAAACAAGACAATATTAGTTATCCACTATAGTTACTACCATCTGTATTTAATCCTCCTTTAGTCTTATCCTCCTCCTGCTTAATAGCATCTTTTAAATCATCATACTTACCAGCCTTAATATCCTTATCTATCTCTCTCTTTATTTTACGCTTAGTCCTCCTATCTAATTTAGGCTTATTACCATACACTTCCTTAGTCTTTTTATCCATAATAATCCTTTACTAGATGGGCTATTTTATCATGCTTTAACGCCTGGTATTTACCATTATCTCTCTCTGGTATTCTCTTAAATCCAAACTGCATATAATAGCCTAAATCCTCAGTTATTATTTTAGGTATATCTAGCTTTTTAATTACTAGTTTTTCCTTTGTTCTATTCCTGGTTAATCTCATCTTATTATATCTTTAGCCTCATATCCTTTTACTCTCTCTAGTTTTTTTATCTCCATATTAAGATGGGCAATAGCTTTAGTATAATCATCTATCTGCTTATCTATATCACTCATAGCCTTACTCTTTTTACGGCCAGCTCTTAGGATGTAACTGCATACGCTCCCTATGTTATATGATAAATCAAAATCCTCTATTATATGAGATGCCTGGTACTTAAATATGCTACCTATATAGTAGCTCGGTGTTTTACTCATAATCTATCTCTTAACTTATTGTTATTCTTTGCTGCTCTTTTGCCATCATTATATACTACTATCATCTTACATATAAAAGCTATCCATAGTATGCAAACTATTACTGTTAATATCATCTATTTTTATATTTAGTTAATTTTTCTATTATCTCCTCATCATTATATACCTGCCTAGCTCCTTTATACTCCTCTGGATTATATAAGCTCTTAACCTCAGTAATCTCATCTTTAGAGTTAAAGTATAATATCCATCCTCTCTTAATACCATAGTAATCTATAGCTCCTTTAGTCTTTATTATTAATTGTAGAGTAGTCATTATGTATAATATTCTTTATATAAACCCTCAGTACCATAAAATACAGTACCTAGGCAGGAAGTACATGAGGAGTTAGGTTTAAAGTTAGTACCAGCTACTTTATTCCAGAATGTTATAACCATACTTTTAACCTCTAAGCTAGGTGCTCTACCATTTTTAATTAATGGCCAGATAGTACCCAGCTCTTTTATCTCATCTTTAGTTAGCTCTCTCATTTTTTCCATTTATTTTTAGGGCAGCTCTCAGTAGTCCATGAGGCCTTAACTTCTACTGGGCATCCACAAATTAGGCACTCATCTTTATCTGCATCATAATACTTACACGCTAAGCATGTTAATACTCTCTCATCATATAACTCCTTAGAGCTCTTAATAAAGCCTCCTGCAGCAAACTTAGCAGCGGCTAAAGTAAAGTTACTCAGTTTCTTTAATTTCTTTGGTTTTGTCATCTATATTATCCTTTATATAATTCCTTACCTTTTTTAATGTATTAAATATACTAGTACGGCTTATTCCAGTTTTGGCAGCTAGGCTATCTAAAGTATAGCTATCTCTATAATAGGTTAAAAATAATTCTCTATCGTACCAGTATAAATTACTTAGCAAATCATCTATACCATCTAATCTAATATGCGTACCGCTCCTACTATCATCTCCTGGCTTATTCTCATAGTGCTCTGGCATATATGTTAAGGTACTACTATTACTATCAAATAGCTCATAATACTTATTATACTTATAATAGTACCTACTAGTCTTACTCTTAATATTTAGGCTTATCATTCTTATTATATACCATAGTAATCCATCCTTATTATATATATCCTGGAGCGTTTCTTTAGGCATTTTTAGGCAGGCCTCCATAACCATCTGCACTACATCACTAGCCTTATCCTCATCATCACAAATATTTAAAGCTACCTCCTTATACTTATCGTACCCAGAGGCTAAAGCTATATATACATCTTGTTTACTCATCTATAGGCTCTATTTCGTTTAAAGCGGTTAAGCATCTACTAGCAGACTGCAGTACATCAGAGTAATATATATTACATGTTTGTATATCTCCACTCTCTTTTAATCCAGATATAAAACCAGCTATAGCATAGGTTAAATTAGTAGGTATTATCCTTATCCACTCATAAAAATACTCATCCTTATCCTCACTAAATGAGTTAGAGTAGTCAGTAATTACATTAATAACCTCAGATAGTAGCCTAAAAGCCTCTTTAGATGGCCTCAGAGCCTTTAAAGCAGCATCCAGCTCGTAATAGTAGGATAGCATTATAACCTCATGCTCAGCACTTACATATAAACTATCTCTCTCTGCTTTAAAAAGGTATAAAAGTTTACTACTCATATATTAAAATGGCAAATCTCCTTCATCTGCATTTCCTCCAGTTAAATCTACAGATATAGCATCTGGTTTTACATATACATCTGATAAAGCAGCACTAAAAAATTTACCATTAGCTCCCTCCTTAATCCAGAGAGCTATTTGCTGCTCAGTGCCATCCTTTAAAAGTATTTTACCTTTATAATCTGGCTGGTTTTCTGCAGTCTTATAATCATTCTTAAATATGCTACCAAATCCTGGCTTTTGTTTAAATTCACTCATCTTTTTATCTTTAAATTATTATTATTATTACAAATATATATATATTTTATACATATTAAATCTAACTTATCAATTAATACTAACAGATTATTATTACTCATCTGTTAATACTACTATACTAGGCTCATTACTCCAGTATTTTTCTGCAGTAAGACTAAATACATGGCTATCCTCTGGTAATAGAGCATCCATAAAGGCTTTAGCTAAATTATCTATATCTGGCCTCTGTTTATGAGGCTTACCTAGCATTAAATCCTTTTTTTTCTTACTCCAGCTATGAGGCATAGGTATATAAAAGAGTAAACTAATTTTATCTCCTGGTATATATTTAAGCTGATTAGCCTGCATATTTAGCTCATTACTAAAAGCCCAGTATTTAAGTACTATAGGCCTTTTTTTCCAGGCATCCGCTCTAGTCATCCTAGGCTTTGGGCATGGTTTTATATTAAACTCTATTCTCATATTAAAATAGAGTTATTTGCGACTGATGCTGCTTTAGTCTTTTAATAGCAGCCTCATAGTATTCCTTATCTAACTCACATGCGGTTAATTCAAAATTTAGATTATGACAAGCAATAGCTATACTTCCTGAACCTAAATGAGTATCTAGTATCTTATCTCCTTCTTTTGCATAGTTCATTAAAAGCCACTCGTAAAGTTTAACAGGCTTTTGAGTTGGATGTATTTTTTTACCATATCCACTACTAAAATGGTGCATACTAAATCTTCTGCAACTTTTATCAAAAGAAGTCCAAGCCAATTCAAAATCAGCCATATTATTAGTTCCGTTCATTTTATCCCAACTTACAAAGCACCTTGTAGCATTTAAATAATCTAAAAAGTAATTGCCACCCCAAATGATTTGATTCTTGCTTACTCTAAAAAGTTCTTTAAAATATTCTTTAGATGGTATTTTATTATCCCATTCTTTTTTAGCATATCCTTTCATCATAGATTTTCCCTTATGCTTTTCTTCAGCAAAATCTTCAGCTATGTCAATTCCATAAGGAGGGTCTACTATTGCTAAGTCAAAGTGATTATCTTCATACCTTAACATCAACTCCATGTTACATTCGTTTGTTATATTCATTATATTATTTTTTAAAAAGGTTTAAAATCTTCATTAGTAAACTTAGAGGTAGCTCCTCTAAAATCTAGTACTGCAGTACCTAAACTACCAGCTCTATTTTTAGCTACTATTATCTCAGTAGTAGTATCATTATTTTTACTATAGTACCCATCTCTATAGATAAATATAACTTTATTAGCATCCTGCTCTATAGCACCGCTCTCTCTTAAATCAGATAGCATAGGCCTTTTATTACCTCTACTCTCTACTGCTCTACTTAACTGAGATAAGCAGATAATAGGTATATCTAACTCTTTAGCTAGTGCTTTTAAATTCCTAGAGATAAAAGATATTTGCTGCTCTCTATTTTGCTGCTTATTTGTTTTATCTCCTCCAGATAATAACTGTAGATAATCTATTATAATCATATCTAAAGGCTCTTTATGGTTTAGCTTTTTAGCTATAGACTTAATACCAAATAGCTCAGAGGTTTCTGCATCTACATTAAGTAGCCCAGAGTTTATAATATCTGAGGTATCAGAGTAAACGCCTTTATACTCCTCCTCAGTTAATTTACCTCTATGTATTCTATCTCCATTAATTCCAGATAGATTAGATACTAATTTTAATCCTAGCTCAGTAGCAGTCATCTCTACAGAGTACATTAGTACCCTCTTATCCTGCTTAACTGCCTCTAGCATAAAGTTAAGAGCTAAAGTAGTTTTACCCATACCAGGCCTAGCAGCTACTATTATTAACTCTCCTTTACCAAATCCATTTGTTAGTCTATCTAAATCATTAAAGCCAGTAGATATACCAGTACACCCTCCAGTATTAGTACTAGCCTCCTCTATTGCCTTAAAGGTATCTTTAAATAATGTAGTAGTATTTACTATAGTTTCTTTAGGAGCAGCTCCTACCTTATCCAGATAGCTACTTACCTCTGCAGTTAAATCAAAAATATCAGTATCTAAATTAGCGGCTCTCTGCATTTTATTAATTCCAGCTAGCATATCTCTCCTCATTTCTAGCTCCTTTAATACTCTACAGTAATCATCTAATACTACCTCATCTGCAAACTCTCCAGCAATATCTGAGATATATATTAAATCTACTTTACCTTTTAGCTCTGCAGCTACTAGGCTCATATCTGGTATCTTACTGGCGTTATATAATCCTATGCAGGTAGTATATATTAATCTATTTTCCTGCTTATAAAAGCTACTAGGCTGCAGTACTCCAGCTATAGTATGTATAGCATCTGCAGTATTCATTAAAGCGGATAGTACTTTAGCCTCTATATTATCATCATTAGGTATATCCATTATATTTTATTTATCCACTGGTTAAAAATTCTATCTGCTATCTGAGCTACCATTAAAGGAGGAACACTCATACCAATTAAATATTGCGGTTTATTATCTAAAAAATTATAATCTAAAGGATATGCCCCTATTAAACAAACTGTATTTTTATCTATTAATGTATTTTCATTTAACCAGTATCTATTTATATCTGTAGCTATTGTATTACTTGGTCTGTTTAAATCTAACATTACATCACCAAATCTATCTATAGAATAGTTTTGAGTTAATTTTTTTGGTTGACCTTTACAAAATTCTTTTATCGGTATTTCCTTCTCATTAAATTCTAAATTAATCTTAGGTAATACTGTAAACATATCTTTTTGATATAAAAAAGGCTCTGCTAAATCCTTACGCAAACATATAAAAAATACTCTCTCTCTCCTTTGCGGTACACCCATATTACTAGCATTTAATAAAAAATGCTGGCAATAATATCCAGCCTCATCAAAATCCTTATAAATCTTTTTTACATATTCTACAGCATTACCCATTAATAAACCTTTTACATTTTCAGCTACTACTACTTTAGGTTGTAATTTCTTAGCTAAATCTATAAAATCAAAAAATAAAGTATCTAATACCTGCTCTGCTTGTCCCTCTCTAAATTTCTTATCCTTACCCCAGTCTTTTTCCCTATTACCAGCCATACTAAAGCTACTACATGGAGGAGAGCCATCTAAAATATCTAAATTATATAACTCATCTGGTAAATCCTCTCTATTCTTAAAAGTAGTTATACTCTCTAGGTAGGATAATTTAGGGTTATGGTTAATTTTATATACCTCCATCATCTTTTTATCTATCTCATTACATCCTATTACATCATATCCAGCTAATTTATAACCCATAGTAGAGCCACCTCCACAACTAAAGCAGCTAAATACAGTACCTTTATCTTTAGTAAATTTAGTATCTTTTAAATTCCACTTATAATTATACTTTTTGTATTCCATTATATCAATTTATTAATTTTATTTAAGGGCTTATAAAGGCCTTTAGTTATATCATTCTTGTTATATGCTACTTTTACTGGTTTAGCTATGCACTTAATTTTATCCTCCTGGTATTTATTCCAGCTAACTACCTCAATATAAGTTCCATAGGGTGTACTTTTAGTAGTAATCATGCTTGCACTTATTAGCTTTTTTAGTATGCAGCGTATCCTACTAACTTTTATACCAGTACTATCCGATAAACTATATAGAGATACTAGGCACTCTCCTGCTTTTACTGAGCATAGCCTACCTCCATACTGCCAGCTATTCTCTTTATGGTTTACTCTGCTTAATAACTCTATCCAGAGGTGCATAGTATAACTATCTTTATATAGTTTTGTATCTCTTAACTTCCTAT